GTGGTATCAACGCAGAGTACAACAAGGTACGAAATGCAAATTTTTTTTTTTTTTTTTTTTTTTTGTAATATAATGGATTAGAGAATAACAATTCAGCTAACATACTAAATATTGTAACTAAGATCAGAGAATGGCTGTAACCAATCCGGAAGGAAGGAACTTAAAAAAGCAAGGATTATTTAACTAATTGATGTGATTTGGTTGTAACTTAAAGACGTACCGACTGTATGCTATAAATAGCGGGGTAGCTATATTAAAGAGTAGCTACACTCTGTTGTATCTTAAGGTGTACCGCCTATGTGTATGCCGTAGTAATATCGGCATAAAGATCACCAACTTCTCCGGCAGCATAAAACGTTTGCCAACTTGCTGTAGGTGTACCAACAAATTGACCAAAACGCATATCATCTCCAGCAGAAGCTGTGACATCAATAGTAGGAATGATAGTATCTATATTAGTGGTGTTTTGCGTATTAGCCATACGGAACATAATTATAGCTCCATATTTTCTATAATCACCCATCTCGATAAATTTCTGATTAGAATAGTATGGAATCTCAATTTCACAAGATGGAGATACGTCACTAATAACATCAAAAGCAAGATGTATTCCTCGCGCAACTGTAGTTCTATTGGAATTAAAAACAGGGAGGACACCAGAAGTATAGACAATACCAAGACCTTGATTCCAAGGAACAGTTGCTTGTACAGCATTTCCAGGGAATTGACTATTGACATAGTTATTAACTTGTTGACGCCAAGGAAACATTGCGTTCAAAAGTGCATCAATTCTAAGTGCTTGATTAAGAGTATTATTATCATTGAGCAAATCATAACTAAGCAAAATATTAGGAGGAACATGAACAATATAAATAGTCGCCTTAGCAGAACCAGGTGTCAAAGCGAATTTAAATCGCATAGAACCATAAACAGCTTTATACATGGAAGCAATCTTAGCAAAAGCAGAGTTTGTAGCACTACACAATTCCATCATAGGATAGAACAATGTGGTTTGTCGACGCATATAACCAGCCATAGTGGTGTTAGTAGGAGTATTATACAAATTATTATCGACTTGAAGTGGAAAATGTCCAATAAATATTGGTCTCTTAATAAGATCCTTAAAAGTATGGATCTTTTCTTTCAACGTATGAGACAGTTCAGTTTGAGTAGAACCAGTCTGTGCAGGTTGAAGAGGACCTTGGGCAACATTCTGACAAACAACATCCATAGACATAGGATTATAAACTTGAAATTCAAAGTCTTTACCAGCGCGATGGTAAACATTAACAGCAATGCTTGTTGGAACGCCAGCGGGAAAAACAAAAGGATTAACAACATATAACGCAATAGTTCCAATAGTACCATCCCAGGTTTCAATAGGAGCACCAGTTGGAAAAGCATTATTTCTTTTAAAAAGACAAAATTCTTGGAGATATTCAAAAGGAACTCGAACTTCAAAAATATTCTTCTCAGATGAAACTTCCATCATAACTCCGTAACCGGTTGTCGCATCAACAGAGCCCGGAGTAATTTGAGAGGGAACAGCTTGGCTACCATAATTAATGGCAGCAAAGACCTTAATTGTTGTAAATAAGGTAGTAATAAATTCAAATGTGTAAACGAGTTCTCCTCTCCAAGCTTCGAAAAATTGAGAACAATACATTAATGGTGTAACTGCATAGGAAGCAGCTGCGTTAAAGTATCCGCATGGTGAAATGGGAGCGGACCAAACGGCTGACCCCCACAAATTTGTCGCAGATAAATTAAAAGAAGTTAAAAAACCAGGACGCTCAATAATGTTTGAAATAAGCATCTCATCGATAAGAGTATTAAAATTTTCAGTAGATGGAACATTCTGAGTGGATGGATAGAGGCACAACCTTTGTTGATAAGTCACGCCTTGAACATTGGATGGATTACCAAAAATTCTACGAACCATTGGCATAGGATTTATCATATCTAATGGCAGATCCATTCCATGAACAGTGCCATCAATATCATCACCAGTGATATTAACTGGAAGTTGCAAATCACGGACATTTTGCATGGTAGTAGAAACATTGTTAAAATTCAAAAATGGAGCTTGAGAAGAAATACTAGGAATAGGAATCTTCAACTTTATATTGGTTAACCTTGCATAAACTGAAACTTGTATAGCAGTAGATGCTCCGGCACCAACATTAAGTGGATTAGAAACTACGATGTTAAATTGATTGTGTTTGTAAAAATTGGTAGCAGACAATGATTCCATGAAATAAGCATAATGAAGCCAAGTAAGATTCATAGTTGAAGAAGTATTAGACGAAGCATAGATCTCAGTATGCGGCAGTTGATAACGTTGAACAAGAGCTGTAGGTAACTGATTGGAATTAAGCATAGGATAATTGAGTACAGGTTGTGTGTGTATCAACAGCTTTCCAGCATGAAACTTTGTTCCATTAACAACTACTTGAAACTCAATATCAGCACGCCAATAACGATAACGTTGAAGCGTCAATTGCCAACGATTGGGGTTAGCACCAATCATACTAGAAGAAGCCATGAAGCTATAAAGGACGGTATTCTGTCCCTGAGCCGCAGACCACTGAAAAGTTTGAAGATGTATAGGTATGCCTAAAGATTTAATATCATTCATATCAACATCATTGATAGAATCAGATGAATTGATACAAGAAGGTGTTATAACTTTAGACTCAACGGTTAGGTCATCTTTAACCCAACCGACTTTGCGAACGATATTCTCTTCTACTTTAGCAGTAGAAGGGTAACAAGTAGTAGCAACACAAGACACGTCAGGCATAGTTTTTTGTGGATTGGGGTCATCCATCATAAGTTGATCAGCTTCGCGGGATTTATTCTGCACGCTTTGATCAACCGTGATGTCCATGACTGGTCCTTCAGCCACAATTCTTCTACCCCAATGAGATTCAGACTCACAAGTCGCACACTTATGTATAGTGGCAAGTTGCTTACAAGAGGGACATTTCATATCGCGTCTACAAGAATAGCACGCGCAGTTTTTAGAAGGAGCCCAATGTTCGGGTTCCGATCGTCGCGAAAAATAGTTGATCGCAGCGACAATGACACAGGTTAAGATTGCTGTTACGGAATCTTGAGTAAATTTAGCATAGGAAAACATTTCGGATATTTCATAAAAGAAGTACTTTACACTCACTAATTATCACAATGAATAGAATTAGAAGCATTCGAAAAAGTATAACGAGCCGAAGCTAGAAAAGACAACAAATAGAAAGAAACAACACAATGTATCGTTTTACGTCGCGTACAAATGACGGTTATATTCATTGATATAAATTAAAACCTTCTCTTTCTTGCATAGTGCGAAGTTTATCATAAGTCCACACTTTCATAATCGGAAAAGAAATATTGTTATCCAAAATGTATTTAGTAATTTTTTTACGATGTTCATTAAAGAAGTCTATACCATGGAAATAAGCAAAAATTAAAGACATATTGACTGTATCTAAACAGCCTTCAGTGGCATTTTCAGTTTTACGAACCCACATGATCATATTAAAAATAGTTTGAGGATCAAGCATAGGCCAGTATAAAAGGCCCATTTGTCGTATTGATCTCTTCAAAAAAGTAAGTGAAACAACAGGAACGAATGGCTTTAAAGCAGTTTCTTTATCAGCAGCAGTAACTGTAAATCCAAGCTTAGATAAACAAGCTTGTACAGAAAGAGCATCAAACCAAGGTGCTTTAGCCATATTGACTGCAGCAATCAAATCATCACCGTAATCATCATCCTTGTAATTTTGTTTAGCAGAATGAACATTACGCTCAGAAATAGTGGAGAGCATAAAATAAGTTACGGCAATGATAAGTTTGTTAATAAGAGTATTCAATTCAGCCGTCATAGGCCCACCGGAGGGATTTCCGTTGACCTTCATGTAGACATGAGTAAGATGTATAATATAAGTAAAAACTAATTCGTGCATAAGCACAAATCGTACATAACGATGAGGAAGTGGAGCATTTGGATAAAAAACTTTCTCAATCAATTCATAACAAATCCAGAAAAAACAGGCATGTAATGAAGCATCATAATGAGCATAATCGAAAGCCCAACCCATAGTGGAAACGGAATGCAATTCATGTATCATATTCGTCCAATCAGAACCTTCTGGATTCATTCCAACCATACAACCAAATTTTTGGCCGTACTTATGCAATTTATTCAAAAAATCTCCATAATATTTACGAAATAACAAAGTAAAAGTGACGGGACACATAGTAAAAACACGAGGAGTCTCAGCCTTTGGAATCTTCCTGAGCTCATCCTTGTAAGAATCAACCCACGTAGAATTCCCAATACGAACACCCAACAATGCTTGTTTCTCTCGATATTCAAGATCAGCAAGTATCTTTTGAGCAAGTGGAGTATCTCGATAAACCCAACGCTGTTTAACTGCGTCGAACTCAACAAGTTCAACTTTTCCATCATGGGACTGTAAATTATAAGGATGACCCAAAGATGTTTCTCTACAAAGAGGTGCAAGATGTGATGCACCGTTGAGAACCTCGTCATCTGTTAATAGACGACATTCTGGATCAGGTATATGATCCAACATTCGAGATTCAAGTAAGTCACTAGCAAAACGAAGAGCCTCATCCGGTATAGGTGGAGGACGATGGCCAAATGCACTAGTTACTTTAGACATGACAGGATTTGCCATATCAATTTTCAAATTTGCAGGAATTTTAGTTATTGGATAAACTCCATGCAATACACTAGGACGCAACTTAGATTGAGCATGTCGCGGTGGTTGATTGAGTAACTTTCCAATGTGAAGGAAATTTCCTTCAACTTTAAAATCATCTCCATAATCATAGTTAGAATAAGGATGATGTTCAAAGTCATTTAAACATAAAGGTAATCCTTGAGCAATTTTTGGAAAACCAAGAATGGCCTTCTCAATTTGTTCACGAGTAATAAGAATGGAATAACCCTTAGTACTATAATTATCAGCAGCAATATGAAATCCAATAATCTTCCCTTTCACAGTAGGATCATGATGAAGCAATAATGCTCCACAATCACCAATTCGGGTATTGGCACGGTAAGACATTCCGATCATCATGTTGACAGTTTGATCGCCAACAACATAATCGACATTAACAGCAGGTTTAGCAGTAGTTTCAACAATTTGAGCAAATCCATCACGAGTAAGAAGTAAATTAACTCTAGCGTTATCAGGAAGGTATTTAATATCCTGTTCGCTAATAAAATGATGAACTATATCTTTATATTGTTGAAATGATTTTCCAAAATTATATATAACAGTATCCGAATTAACAACAACCAAATTTTTCTGATCGAAGAAAACTCTGGCAGAAACTTGACGGGTATTATCGGTAGATTTAGTACCCATAAAAACCTCAAGCTCACCACCAGTAACGATTTGGTTATTGTACAACAAAAGATGCCTGGGGAACATTATATAGGTATTCCCAATAGGCATAGCATGAAGTGCAGCTCGCTTATTGTTACCATAGTGATAGATAATGGTTGTAATACGAGGAACGATAACATGTTCAATAAGTTGATCAGTATTATGATCATCCCCTTCAGCATTAACGCGAAGAATTTTCCTTGAACGCGCTTCCGTAGAATATCCCTGATTAACGGGGAATAAAGAAGCAAACATTTGGGCAGCTTCAGCATCAGAACAGTCTTCAATCTGCTTCATAAAAGCGGTTACTAAAGTTTTCTTAGTTTCAGATAACACCTTCTCTCGTTTAACAGAGAAGTGCACAATAAGATATGTAAGTGCACCGATAGCAAGTGAGACACCAGCAGGAATAACATAAACGGCTAATTTTCGAAACCACAAATTAAACTTTAATTTAAACGGACTCATAAGAACAACATCTTGAGCATAGATCTTATCAAGAGCTTCAAGTTTCAACTGTTGTTGATCACGCTCTTGGACCATTTTACTAGATAAAGGTTGATCTAATTGAGCGAATGGATTGACAGCATCAAAATTAGCTTGAGCATGAGCATGAGTTTGAAACACAGGGTAATTGGTATGAGTAACCTCAAATTTCTTAAAATAATCTTTAACAGACAACTTAGTATCAATTTCAGGAATATTGGTGAAATTAATAGAAATAGCTTCTTCATTAGCACGTAAATCACGCTGGACTTGTTGATATTCTTTCAAGTCCATCTTAAGATACATTAAAAGATCAATAAGATTATCAAAGTTCAATTTGTACTTATGTGTTCCAACAGCATTGTTGGTAACAGTAAAAGCTAAATGGGAATAATCCATTTTTCGTAATATTTGACCATCAACACGATATTGTGGTTTAACATGAGCATCTATAATAATATGCAATCGATTTTCAAAAGCTTTTTCAGTATGTATGACTTTAGTAATGCCACCAACTTTATAGTTATTAGAACAAAGTATGACATATTGAGCAGTCATAACTCCACCTTTTATACCGACTTTCGGATCGGTCAAAGATGCTTTACTAGGATGAAATTGATTACGAGTCACAATCTGAATTATTTCATTAACATCAAGCAATTCAGTAGATTGAGCAAAATCGTCATAAGCAATAACTTTCTCATCATTATGTCCATCCCAAAATTCTTCACCAGGCGAACGAGTGTAGACTTTAGTTCCAGCTCCAAAAAGAGCATTGGATATAGGTTGGATGAGCGAACTTTTACCTATTTGACTTTCCCCAACAATAATAATACATCGGGGGCACAAACGTTGCCATTTCTTTTCATTATACGTCGCAGCTTCTTGCTTCATTGCAAGAAGGGCTTCCATAAAACGTTTGAACTCAAGACTTTGCTTTTTATAAGCAGGAAGAGAAAGAATGGCAAGATGTTCTACAACTCTTTCTCTTTGCATTAAAACGTCATTCAGGCGAATATGGTTTTTATCACTCTCCCAAAAATCAAAACGACTTTCTTCAAAGTCATCAAGAAGCTGAGTAGCGTCGCACATAAATTTCTCAAACGAGTTATCCTGTTTGAAAAAATTTATCAATGAGTCGAAATGTGTAACATGAGCTATCCATTTTAAGAATTCCTTCAGGTGTGATAGGATCCAGGGAATAAAATCAAAAATATTCCTTTGGAACATTGAGGCAACGTTAAATTTAGCCATAAAGTCGAAAAAAACTTTCAAATCCATAGGTATTTGGAGAATAGGTTTGAAAATTTCATAAAAAAAAGTATAAATGGCAGAATGACCATCGTCAGCTTGTCCGACAATAGGTGCAATATAAGAGGTATATAACTCCATAATTTTCCCGGCGATCATCTTAATAGTTAAAATTGATTGATCGTACAAAAAACGCAAAACAGCCAAATCAGAATCATTCGCAAAAGATTGATAAATGCGAGTAATAGTATCAGCGACTGTATGAAACAACAAAGAATAAGGAGCATCACGCATCTTAGTAAAAATATAATGGAGATCATTAAGTCCAGTAATTACAACACCAGATCGAAAAATAGTTGTAATAACGTCAAGCAGATTAACAGCTTTGGACGCACAATAATCACGAAAAATATCAGCAATAGCTAATTCATCTTGAACAAGGTCTTCGTCAAGAATTTCACCAGGACGCTTACATTCCATCTCCTTATAGTAATTCATATAAAGAGTGTGCGCATCAGAGTAGTTATCGTCAGATTGTATGACAAAATTTTGCTCTTCAGCAATTTTACGAAACTTATCAGCCCATGGACTAGTCCATTTTGTAGATGTATATTTAGCAGGTGTAAATCGAGAAAAAACGTTAGTAATTCCCTCGGCCATAGACATACATGCAGTAGCAGCCTTTTCAAGAACAGGTTCTAAACGTTCTGAAGTAGAGGCAACACGATTACAAGCCTTATTAAAATTTGCAGGAGCAGTACGCATATCACTAAACATTTGAGCTTGAGTGGCAATCCAAAATAATGGTGTGCATTCTGGATCATAAGTACTTTTAACAAACTCAAGCGTAGCAGTATCTATATCAAAAATTCGCTGATCAAGTTGCGTATAACAAGAAATCAAATGTGCATCAACAACAACGCGAAAGCGTGAAGCAAGCCATATATCAATATATATGCACAAATGACGAAAATCATTATCAAAAGCCGTATAATTATAGATAGGAATAGTAACATCCATAGAATACAATTCATGGATCAATTGTCTTAGATATCGAGGATTTTTTACAAATATAGATTCATTCGAGCGAGACTTAACGCCAAATGAAAAATACTTACCATCCCAAGATTGACTAGAAGGAGTGATAACAAGTTCACTTTGTAACTGTGAAGGAGTAGATCTCCAACAATGAAACAAATTTTGCATTTCTTCAGGTGTTCTTTCTTTAGGAACGATTGCAGATTTAATGCGTTCACGATATTCATTGACTTCTGTTATAAGTTGATCACGTTGCTTAGCAAGTTCAATATTTTCACGATCTAAAAGATCGTTTTCATTTTTCATTCGATGGTAAGTTGTTGCAGTGACAAAAGTAGGTTTAACTTCAGATGGTAACACTTCTTCGACAATAGATAATTTTCGTCGAATAGAAGGACTTTTATGAATAGGTGGTAAAACTATAGGAGGTCCTTGAGCAACAATACGATGATTTCTCTCATTAAAAGAATCATAATGTGGATGGTGAGTTCGACTATTAGGTTTACGAGGTACAAATACAGGAGCATTAGGATTCAAGGCCCACTTATTTGGAAGTATAGAAACATCAAATGAGACATCAGGTTTAAATTTAGATATATCATGCTTTGCGATGTTTTCTAGAGGCAAATGCTGTGCAGAAAACTGCACTCCCTTATGTGGGGCTTCAGGTTGCCGATAACGTGGCACTGGAACTTTAGCACGATCATCCTTCTTCGGATGATAGGTTGAATTAGACCACCAAAATTGGCGATCACGAGCACCCCCAACGTGAGTATATTTATTACGCGAGGAATACTTATGCCAAGATTTAAAATCTGGAAACGCCGGATGATGTTTTCGGCCAATCGTATGTCTATCATATTCCAAATTAATAAAAATAGGTAAACAAACAATTTCTTTCTTTGCTTCAAGCACTACAACTTTCTTAAGGTTGTGAGAGATGGCTGTTACGGCATCTCGAGAAACTCGACTATCATGTGACATCTTATATCCGCACTTTTGCTTTTTATAAAATTGTCAGTTGAACCACAGAGGATCATATAACCACGGGTTATAATCATCAACGAGTCTGAACAAATTATATTATAGAAGCATAACTTTTAGTTTAAATTCCGGTTGAATAAAAACGCTTAAATTTTCTCGCATAATAGTTGTTAAGTGTAGTGTGTGAAGTTCGATACTACAATAAAGACAAAACAAACAAATAAACATATAGCTTGACAGACAGGCTTTGACTAATTAATAACGTATTATAAATGGGGACCACGACTGATCACGAAATATAATAGATACTCGACAATGACTGCGACCAATCATTGAAA